GCTCCGGCTGCCGACAACCTCGTCACGGACGCAAAAGGTCGCGTGCTGAAGGTCGTTGATCCCGACATCCTGGCCGAGAGTCGTCTGATGCGCATGGTCGGCCCGGAAGCAGCGCTGAACCCGGCTTACATGCGGCTCTACGTGATGCCGGCCGTCTCGGTTGTCGAGATTGACGGCGAAGAAATGCCATTTCCGATGAGCCAGCGCGAAGTTGATGCAGCGATCAAGCGACTCGATCACGACGGCATCAACGCTGTCATCCAGTATCAGGCGAAGAAGCGCGAAGGCGAAGAGAAGGACGCGGTAAAAAACTAGCCCGGAACCCCGCTTTTCAGGAGGCTTGCTGGCTGATGAAGAACGGGGTTCCGTTTCATACCGCTTTCGGAATGCCGAAGAGTCGCGCGGACGACTGGCAGATAGACAGAATCGAGCGTCGGGCGTTCGCGATCACGTTCTCCATCTTCAACGGTGCTGAGTATGACTGGGAAGCGATGCGCTTCAAGGAGTCGAAGTGACGCAATACAGTAGCTTCGGCGCCTTCGCCAATCATCTGCAAAAACTCGCAGTGACGACGCCGGAAGTGACACACGAGATGGTCAAGTCTGGCGCGGAAGAGATCGAGGAAACGGCGAAGGGCATGATCGGGTTCTATCAGACCGATATCGCGCCCTATCCTACCTGGGCGCCGCTCAGTGAGAAGTACGAAGCCGCGAAGGTTGCGGCTGGATTTGAGCCGGATGCGCCGCTTCTGCGTACGGGCGAGATGCAGAAGAGCGTCAAGTCGCACGCCGAACGCAATGAGGCGGTGACTGGCTCGAATGACAAAGTGCTGGAGTATCACGAGTTCGGCACGCCGAAGATGCCGCCTCGTCCCGTTTTGGGACCGGCTGCGCATCACAGCACACCTAGGATTTTGTCTCGCATGGCTGCGACGACGTTTTACTTTCTATCCGGTAAGGGCTGGCGGAATCAGCTACGCCGGAAATAGAAGAACAGAAAGACGATCGCGACGATCGCCAGATAGACGCCGATGTATGGCACGAATAGCAGCGTCGGTGGCGTGAATAACGCCACTGGACGCGGTATGTACGGACGCGTTGCCCATCGTGCTTTCCAGCCATGAGAATGCCCACTCAGGCTTTTCACCTTCGGCTTCGGGTACTGAATAAAGCTGACGCGGTCAGCCAGCCATTCATGGATTCGGTAGGCGATGCCCATAGAAACTCCAGTAAGTCATTGAGTATATAGCGGAAATGATCAACGTCTACGAAATCGGCACGACGCTCAAGCTGAATGACCTGATCACGCCGCAACTGCTCAAGTTGTCGGAAGAATTTCGCAAGGTCGACGCTCAGGTTCTGCAGATCGGCAAGCGCCTGCAGAAGATGGGCGCTGAAATCGTCGGCATTCGTAATCTTGCTGGCGCGACGAAAAGCCTGGCCGCCAGCATGAAGGCGATCAAGGACGAATCGGCGCTGGCAGAAAAGAACCTGTTCGCGCTGCGTATGGCGCTTCCTCATGGAGGCCTCGGACTAGAGTCGGAACTGATTGCGGCGAATGTGCAGGCCCGGACGCTGGCGGCGACGCTGGCCGGTATTCGTGGCGGCGGTCGCCTTCCTCCGGGCGGTGGTGGCGGTCATTTGCCGTCTCCTGGCACCGGCGGTGGCGGCGGTCGTCATGGTGGCCGCATCCATGGCGGCAACCTGCACATGGGTTCGAACGGCATCGGTATCGGTGGTGTCGGCATTGGCCTGATGAGCGACGCGCTAGTCCCGCTCGGTGCCGGCATGCTGACCTACTACGTCGGCAAACAGTTCTACGAAGGCGCGAAGGACTACCAAGACGCCTTCATGCGCTTCAAGTCGCTGAATCTCGGTGATCAAGTCAACGCTGAGGCTGACAAGTTCGTCAAGGCGACCAAGGTCTATGGCGTCTCGCAGACCGAGTTGATGAAGGCGCTGGGCGAATCGGTCGGCCTGTTCGGCTCATTCGAAGAGGCGAAGAAGTTCACGCCCGACCTGCTGACGCTCGGCAAGGCCAACTCCGCTGTATTCGGCGACAAGCTTGGGCACATGGACGAAGAGGGGTTGAAAAGCCTGCTCAAGTTCATTGATCGACGCGGCGGGTTCAAGGACGAGGCGACATTCAAGCGCAATCTCGACCTCGCCGAAAAAATGGTGACCGGTTCGTCCGGCTTCCTGAAGTTTCAGGATCTCGCGGGGTTCTCGCAGAACGCCGGCACGGCATTCCGCAGCCTTTCGGATGAAGGCCTTCTGCATATGGAAGGCCTGCTGATCGAACAGGGCGGACAGAAGGCCGGTACGGCGCTGATGAGCTTGTATCAGAACCTCGTCGCAGGCCGAACGCCGAAGAAGACGATGGGCTTGCTGCAGGAACTTGGGCTTGCCCAGCTTGCCATGCAGGAGCATGGTGCGGTCGGCGGAAAGCCGATGAAATCACTCGTGATGACCGGCATAAGGGGTTCCGAACTGCTCCAGTCTGATCCGGCGAAGTGGATGACTGATGTGCTTATGCCCGCTCTCACCGCCAAAGGCATCACGAAAGAGGGCGACGTTCTGAAGGCCGTCAACGACGTGCTATCGAATCGCAATGCGTCCAATCAGGGCTCACTGATGACGACGCAGCAGTTGCAGATACTGCGGGATCAGAAACTGGCAACTGGCGCGATGGGGGCCGACAAGGTCACGAAGATGTTCGGCGACTCGGCATCTGGTGCTGAAGCCGACTTCGATGCTGCGTGGACGGACTTCAAAAAGCAGTTCGGCACGACGATGCTGCCGCAGATCACGAGCATGCTGAAGACGGGAACGGATTTGCTGCGCTCATTGGCAAGCATCACCGAAAGCGAGAACTTCAAGTCGTTCATGAGCTTCGCATCAAAGGTCAATGGCACTTTTGGATGGCTGCCAAAGCAGTTTTTCGGAAGCGCTAACGCCGCAGAGCCTGGGCAGAGCCCGAACGTTAAATCGGGTACGCCGCAACCGTTCAAGTTGAGCACCACGATCAATCTCGATGGCCGAAAGATCGGCGAGGCCGCAACGGATTACATCCTGAACGGCTTTGGCAAGGCCCAATCAACCAGTTCCGGCTTCGACATGACACGCTCCGCCCCGCCAATCGGCCACTCCTACGCGAAATAACTCATGGCAACTTCCCTTTCCCTCGGCGACGTTCTCTTTGCCGATCTGGAAGTCCCTGAGCACATCACGTTCGGTGGCGAACAGCGGCTGACGGTGCATGAACTGGTCGGCGGCACGCGCATTGTCGATGCGATGGGCCGTTCCGACATGCCGCTGGACTGGTCGGGCTGGTTCATGGGGCAAAACGCGCTAGCTCGTGCGCAATATCTCGAGGCGCAGCGCATCGCCGGTATGTCGGTGCCGTTAGTGTGGTCGGAACTGTTCTACGACGTCGTTATCCAGCGATTCGAGGCGGATTTCCAGCGCGAATGGATGATCCCGTACCGGATCACCTGCGTTGTCGTCGCGAATCACTCGCAGCCCGTGACGTCGCTCGCTGGCCCGTCGATCAATGACCTGATTAACACGGACCTATCGAGCGCGAACCTGCTTACGGGCCAGATTGGCAATAGCACGTTGACGGGCCTGATGAGTTCGGTCAATTCGGCTATCTCGACCGTATCCAGTTTCGCCAGCGCAACGGCGAGCACGATCAACAGCGTGCTTCAGCCGATCAACGCGGTACAGCAACAGGTCGCAACGCTGATCGGGCAGGCGGCGAACACGATGCAGAACGTTACGACGCTGGGCGGCATTCTGCCGAACAACCCGATTTCGCAATCGGTGGCGCAGCTTTCTGCGCAAGTCACGGCGTATCAGACGTCCCCCTTGCTCTACAACCTCCAGTCGGTCATGGGGCGCATGTCGACCAACCTCAGCAGCGTCACTGGTGCCGCGCAACAGATCACGGTGGCGGGCGGAAACCTCATGCAAATCGCCGCGAAAGTCTACGGCAAAGCTGAGGCATGGACGGGCATCGCGAAGGCGAATGGCGTCAAAGATCCTGTTGTGCAGGGCGTTCAAACACTCAATATCCCAGTCACGCCGGATAACAGCGGCGGCGTCCTCTCAGCGTAAATGACAACACTCAACATCGTTCCTGCGGTTCCCGTCGCACGGCAGCCGCGGGGGATGGTGTTGCTGGGCGATCCGAATCAGCCCGGTACATCCGTTCCATGGATCGACTGGGATGTCGAGCAGAACACGTGGCACTCGGCCAGCACGTTCCGCATGCGCCTGCCGATTTCTGCGCTGGCGTCGCCGATCGATCTGAATTACATCCTCGGCACGAACCCGATCCAAGCGCAGATATTCGCCGGCTTTCCGGGAAATCCCGACAAGTACGGCACGTCTGACCTTCAGCAACTCATCACGGGCAACGTCGACAACATCCAGTTTGATCCGGTGCGCCGCGTTGTCGAGCTGTCGGGGCGCGATTACACGTCGCTGCTGATCGATGCGAAGACGTTCGACCGCTGGACCAACCAGACAGCCAGTGAGATTGCAACGACGCTTGCCAAGCGACACGGATTGACGCCGCAGGTCACGGCGACAACGGGCGCAGTCGGCAAGATCTATGAAATCGACAAGATCCACGATCGCCACGGCTCGACCGAATGGGAGTTGCTCACCTGGCTAGCTGGCATCTACGACTTCGTGGCGTATGTGCAGGGCATGACGCTGTACTTCGGACCGAAGCCAAATCCGCAGACCGCGACACCCTACGCGCTGCAGTGGAAGAATCCGGACGCTCTGACCGCCACGACGTTTCAGGGCAACGTGCTGGACATGTCGTTCTCGCGAACTCTGACTGTTGGTAAAGGCGTCATCGTTCAGGTGCACAGCTTCAATCACAAGCAGAAAGCCGGGTTCTCGGTCACCTATCCGACTGGAAAGGCGAAAGGCGCGGCTCCGGGTACTGCTAAGGCGCCGGCGCAGGTCTACAGCTACATCATCGCCAACCTGACGCAGCAAGACGCGCAGCAACGGGCGCAGTCGATCTACAACGACATCATCCAGCACGAGCTGAAGATGAGCGCCGAGTTACCTGGCGACAACATCCTGACGCCGAACACTATGGTGAGCGTTTCCGGGACACAAACCAAGTTCGACACGATGTACTACGTCGAATCGGTCAATCGCCGCATGAGCATGGATTCAGGCTACACCATGAACGTGCGCGGCAAGAATCACAGTCTCGACACCACGGTTATCCCCTCATGAGCATCGACTCGCTACTCAATACGATCCGCGCTCAGGCGCAGATGAGTCAGGGTGAGAAGACCGGAAACCGCGTCGGCCTCATTACGGCTTATGACCCGAACAAATACGCCGTTAAGGTCAAGATGTGGCCTGACACACAGGAGTCGCTTGGCTGGATTCCTCTCGCATCTCCGTGGATCGGTAATGGATGGGGCTTGGTTGCGGGACCATCCATCAACGATCAGGTCAAGATCGCATTTGACCGCGAGGACCAGGATGCAGGCGTGGTGGTTGGGCGGATGTACACCGATGTCGATCAACCGCCCCCGGTTCCGTCTGGTGAGTTCTGGCTCATTCACAAGTCCGGATCGCTGCTGAAATTTCATAACGATGGCACGGTCGAGATTGCAGCCAATACCACCATGAAATACACGGCGACGCAGCATCACTTTGTCGGGCCTGTGCAGATGGACAGCACGCTGAACGTCAATCAAACAATCAGCGGCGAAGGCGGCATTACAGTCAGTGGTGACAACGGCACAGGCAACGCGTCGACGGTCACGGGTAACGTCAATTTCGTTGGCACTGTTATGGCGAATGGCAAGCATATCGACAACACGCACATCCATAGCAACGGCAACGGCGGCGCCAACACAGGTTCGGTGGTTGCATGACGACACAATCTCTTGCCGATCTCAATCAGCTCTGGTCTCAGGATATCGTGCCGTCGCCAACCGGCGATCTCGGCATTGCAACTGACGCCACTCGCAGCCAGCAACGCGTCATCCGCCGGCTGCTGACGAACCCGCTCGACGCAAACGGACCTCCCGACTACGCGCTGCATCCGGATTACGGTGCGGGCTTAGCGCGATACGTTGGCCGCAATATCGACCTCGCCAAGATGCGCGCGCTGATCCGCGGGCAAATGCTGCTCGAGGATTCGGTGTCGAAGAATCCGCAGCCGCAGATCACGCTCACGCTACCTGATCCGACAACGCTATCGGTCTACATCCGGTACACCGTCGCCGGGTCAGGGTCGCCGGCAACTCTATCCTTTAATGTGAACGGTTAGCCGTTCATCACGCCCACCAAGGCCACCTACTGCAGGTGGCCTTTTTTATTGCCGAGCGGAAATGGCGCAAGTCAATCAATGGTCCCTGTCGCAGGCGATCGGGAATATGGTCTCGGCCGCTCAAGCCAAAGCCAGAGTCCTGCTCGACTTCACGATCGGCTCAGTCAACCTGGCGATCATCGAAGCCGTCGCGCAGGTCGTGATATGGCTCGAAGGCCTGATCCTGACGCTGCTTGCAATTACGCGCGCGGCATCGTCGAGCGGTGCCGATCTCGACTCGTGGATGGCCGATTATGGTCTGACGCGTCTTGCGGCCACGTCGTCAACTGGGCAAGTCACATTCTCGCGTTTCACGCCGACGTTTCAGGCGGTAATTCCAGTTGGCACGGTCATTCAGACGGCTGACGGCACGCAGCAATTCACCGTCATTGCCGACACGACGCAAACGGCCTACAGCGCGACGCTTGGCGGATATGTGATCGCCGCGGGCATAACCGCAGCCGTCGCGACCGTACGAGCCGTCAATGCCGGCACGCAGACCAACGTCCTCGCCAACACGATCACGACGCTGACGACGGCGATTCAGTACGTCGATACGGTCACGAATGCAGCGAACTTCACGAACGGCGTTGATTCTGAGACGGACACGGCTTTCCGCGCCCGCTTCGTCACCTATATCAACAGCCTGTCTAAGGCCACGAAGGCAGCGATTGGCGCAGCGATTCTGGCTGTTCAGCAGGGGTTGCAATACACGCTGATTGAGAACCAGACCTATGCCGGCGCGACGCAAATGGGTAATTTCGTTGTTGTCGTCGACGACGGATCGGGTTCCCCGCCATCACCCCTGCTGGCGAGCGTCAGCAATGCGATTGACGCAGTGCGGCCATTCACCAGTACGTTTGATGTGCATGCGCCAGTTGTCGTAAGTGTGACGGTCGCCATGACCATTACGACGGCTACCGGCTATACACATTCGACGCTGGTCTCGACGGTGCAGGCGGCGCTGCTCAGTTATATCAACACACTCCCGCTCGGCACGTCGCTGGCCTATAGCCGGTTGGCTCAGGTCGCATATGACGCATCTCCTGGCGTAACGAACGTGACCGCGGTAACGCTGAATGCGGGCACGTCTGACGTTACAGCGACGAATCTCCAGGTCATCAAGACAAACTCTGGCGCGATCACGGTGAGCTAATGTCGACGGGAGATTCTAACGATGTGTTTTCGCGGCTAAAGGCTGCGTTGCCGCAACGCTGGTTCGGATCGACTTCCGATTCGATGCCAGTTGTCGATTCGGTGCTGGCCGCTGCCACGACTGCGCTGAGCTTCATCTATTCGCTATATGCGTACGCAAAACTTCAGACGCGCATCAAGACCGCGACTGACGGTTATCTGGATCTCATCGCAGCCGATTTCTTCGGCACATCGATACAGCGAAAGGCCAACCAAACCGACGCATCCTTCCGAGCGACGATTATCGCGAACATGTTTCGCGAGCGCGCGACGAGAAATGCAATCGTCAAGGTTCTGCAAGACCTGACCGGGCGAACGCCAAAGATCATCGAGCCGAAGCGTCCCGCAGATACGGGCGCTTACGGCGGGCCTCTGATCGGTTATGGCCTCGCCGGCGCATATGGGTCACTGCAAATGCCATATCAGGCGTTTGTCATTGCCTACCGACCACTCGGAACCGGCATCCCATCGGTCGCCGGCTACGGCGTCTCGACTGGCGCGTACAGCACAGCCTCGCAAGCCGAATGGGCATCGCTCTCGATGATCCAGGGCGCCGTGACAGATGCAGACATCTATGCAGCAATCGATTCAGTTCGCCCTGCTGCCACGATCGTCTGGACCAACATTTCTTCGTAAGCAAAACACGCTTGCATCAAGCCGCCTCCGGGCGGCTTTTTCATTTGAGAAGCCAATATGACTGATCGCGTAATCGTCTACGCCGGGTCCATTCCCTTGGAAACCGACGTTCTTCGCAGCAACAAATTTGCGATGGTCGGAATCGCGAAGCTCGCCGCGGCGATGCTGGGCACGTCCACCATTGTGAATGGGCTGGCGTGCGTGCCGACCGGGCCCGCGTCGCTGACAGTGAACGTGAATCCGGGCGAGATTTACAGCCTGGTCAGCATGGATGCGACGGCATACTCGTCCGTGGCTGCCGACACGACACACCAGATCATGAAGAGCGGCATTCTGCTCGACGCGGTCAACCTGTCATGCCCTGCTCCGGGGACAGTCGGTCAGAGCATTAACTACCTGGTGCAAGTGATCTATCAGGATAGCGACACCGACCTGACGGCTCTGCCCTACTACAACGCAGCAAACCCGACACAGGCGTGGAGCGGCCCGAACAACAGCGGCACACCTCAGGCGACGACTCGCAAGGGCATCATTACTATGTCCGCGAAGGCTGGCGCTGCCGCTGCGACTGGCTCGCAAACGACGCCCGCTCCAGACGCCGGTTACACCGGCCTGTGGGTCGTCACCGTCGCGAACGGTCAAACGCAGATCCTCGCCGGCAACATCGCGCAGTACGCTGGCGCTCCGATCCTCCCGTCGTCCCTGCTTGCCTCTATCCAGAACGGCAATCTGTCGTATGCGGTTGCCACTGGCACGGCTAACGCGCACGTCGCGGCCTTCACTCCCGCTATCACGCAGCGTGTTGACGGCATGTTGCTGCGCTACAAGGCACCCGCTGCCAATACTGGCGCACTGACGCTCAATGATGGTCTGGGGGCAGTCGCTGTCGTCGGTGCTGCTCACGCAGCGCTGCAGGGCGGCGAAACCATCACGAACGGCGACGCGCTGGTGATGTGGAACAGCTCGATCGGCGGCGGCTCGTACATCCTCATCGAATGCACTGGTGGCGCCCTCCAAATCGCCCCCGCCACTGCAAGCCAGCATGCGGTGCAGTTGGGGCAGGTTTCGGGTGTTGTGGGGACTGCGCGGAATCTGGCTGCCTATCTTGCCGCAGCGAGTGCCTCAGCGACTTTCACGGCAGACGAGATTGTCGTGGAAAGCACTCTTGGGGGTCTGCGTTACTGTCTGCCGAGCTATAGCCAGACGATCAACCTTGCCACGACCGGCGCGGGTGGCATGGACACCGGGACGGCTCCGGTTTCGGGTTACGTTGCGCTGTACGCGATCTATAAGCCGAGCACAAACACGATT